CTTTTCTGTGATGAACGAATTAACGCTCCTGACGCAACCATAAGTGACCCGCTTAAATACTCTAGGGCTATAGTAAATCCTGCCTTCTCAAGATGTTTCCTCATATCGTTAAGTGTTTTAGGGTCAATTCCTGCTATTGTTACTGCAAGAGCGTCCACAAATTTTTGACCTATAACTCCCTCATTAAATTCTCGTACTATACCTTTACTCATGTCGTTTAATGCAGTTATAACAGTAGACTTGGTAAAAGAAAAATTTAATAAATAAGAACCATCTTTGCCAGGTTTTAGTTTAAAGCCGCCTCCCTTTCCTTTAGATCCTTTACCTCCAAGAGCATATCTTTTCATATCTGCATAGGTGAATTGAAGTGATCTTACGATTGTTCTATTACTAACTGTAACAGGAACTATAATATCGCTTGCTTTACTGGTTAAAGAAGCTTTATAAGCTTGTGCTGATGGGTCGTTCATTTCAAGAGCCTTCACAATGTCAGCTTGGTTTGCTCCTTTTTTGTAGGCTCTATCTAAGGCTAAATAGAACGGGCTTACATCTATTTCTTCTTTTTTATACTCCCCAATGTCTCGATCAAAACCTGTTATTAATTGTTTACTACCTGCTCGAATGGTAACGCCTTTACCCCCTCCAAGACTAATAGGACTTACTGTTTCTTGTGTTAGTCCTGTAAAACCTGACACCTCATCAAACCCTAATGCTTCAGCTTTAATATTCTTAATCTCAGTCTCTTTAAATTTCCCAGTGGCTTGATCTTGGATCTTAAAGTCTGCTTGGAAACCGCCACCACCACTCTCAATCTTACGTGCGCCAAATAGTTTTATAAGAGGCTCTTCCAAAGCACTAGTACTAAGTTTAGCCCCTAGACTAGCTAACTTTGATCTAATTTCCTTGGGTACCGTTTCTGATCCTGAAAGGCCTTGTAGTTGGCTATAAAGTCTCTTCGCCTGATTAAACGGTAGGACACCTTTTTTTGTTTGTGCTAGACGACCGTTAATAAAGAGTTTTGATTGAGTCTGAATCTTCGTAAACATACCCGTCATGTCCTGGATCATTATTGAATCACTCTATATAAATCTAATATACGACGAATATGTGGCGGGAAATTACTAGATAGTGAATAGTTCTCTCCTCTCTCACCTTCAAAAGAAAATCCTTTTTTCTCTTGATCTTGTTTATAAACTATTTTAATCATATCAAGAGTCGCCATTTGAAGATCTTGAGGAATATCGCTGGACTCATATCCCGCGCGATAATCTACTTTGACCCCGGAAGGAAATGGTTGAAATGAAGGAGGTCCTGATAAGGTAAGAGCAGGATAAGAATTTCGAATAGTTGGGTACACACCTCTTACTCCTACAGCACCTACGTCACGAGTTACTTCTCCCATGTCACGGCTAAAGTTATACTCGTTAGTTTCTGCATGAACATCTTTAGTTACAGTATCTCCGCTCTTACCGTCAAAGTGTACCAACATAACAGTATCATCATCTGGTCTAAATCTATTTGTAGGAGGTGTAAAATTAGCTGTGTATCTTGCCTTATCAGATACACGAAGTTCGTCAATATATCCTTTGAATGTCGTACCTATTTCAACATTAGAGGTAAAAGTATGATTTGATACTGCGTAAACGTTTGAAGCGTCAGAAATTACATTACCGTTATAGAATAAATGCAGCTTTTCATCATCTAACTTGCGAGAAACAGCGACATGCGCCCATCTACGTTTAGCAAATTGTTGTGCTTCTATTAAAACGTTAGGAGCAGTCACAACATTTGCAGCTCCAGAAATATTTGACTCAAACGCTAAACAATTTGCATTTGATAATCGCAATTGCATATAATTTGATGAGTCTGTGTTAATTGAAAATATCACGTTATCTTGTATAGTCTCTTCATCAACTCGAATAAACATCTCAATGGTAAAATCACCCTCTTCAAATTTTAATTGTTCAGGCACTGTAGCGGAAGAGACAAAGTCATCGATATTAAGCTCCAATGAGGATTTACCAAACTTCTTAATTCTAGAATTAATGTGTGCGTCATTTTTAAATGAAAGAGGTAGATCGTTTGTACTTGTTGTTACAGGTGTACCGATAGTAGTTGGGTCTGCTAATACCACATGATCAACTCCATTAAATTCAGTAACTTGATAAACATTATTGAGAGGTATACGTGACAGCATAACAGAAGTTTTACCTCCATCAAAAACCTCTACATAATCATTAGCTAAGATGGCGTGTCCAATATAATGTTCAACAACACCTGTTGCGTAGCTTATAATATTTGATAATCTAGCATCTTGAGTACTAGATGAGATACTAAGATAATCTTTAACCTGTGCTAAAGTAACATAGGGGTATTTTCCTAGTCCTTCTTCAAAACGATCTACCATTTTTTATTTCCTTACATGCCTGGTTTAGGTGCTGCTTTGACAGCAACTTTAACAGGTTTTGCTTCAGCTGTTTTAGCTGGCTTAGGTGCAGGTGCTGCAACGACTGGGGCCGGGGGCGGTCCAGGGTTAGCACACATATCTTCTCCTGCCATGATACCTTCAATCTCTCCAACTCCGTATCCGTGCTTTTGTAACCAACGGCGAGCTTCAGCGTCTGACAATCCTTTCATTTCTTCCATTTCTTTCTCCTTAAAGACTTAAGGGAGGCGTTGACCGCCTCCCCCAGTGTAGTCCAGTGATTTATAACTAACTAGCTATTAACCAGCGTCAATCACACAAGCGTATGCATACTTAGTTGAGTCAAGTGCTGCAGAGCTATTAGTTGTGAGGGCTTTAAAGTCAAAACGTGTACTCATGTACATTGCTGTGACCTGCTGGCGTGGCTCATACTCGCTCTCAATCTCAATACCACGACGTTCTGCAATCATGAAGCCTGGCTTGTAGACGAGTGCGCCAAGATGACGACCTGTTCCACCAACGTTATCCATGAACTCAGAGATAGCAATTGGAATACCGTAAACGGCGCCAACTGAACCTGTGAGGTAAGTTGCATTTGGACCAAACTTGTCAACAGTCTGGAAATCAGAAGTTGTTACAAGATTGTTATAGCCTTCGATTGAGGTAATAAACACGAGGTCGTTACCAAGCTGTAAGCCATATTTACCAAGCACTGTACGAGCAGCTGCGATATCTGTTGGATCAGCCTTATCGTTCGCTCCACCTGTTGCAACAGAAAGTGATGCGTCAGATGCGAGGTTTGTGATACCTTCGATAACAGATGCGTAACCTGTACCTGCGGTGATTGCGTTTGCTGGCGATGCTGTAAAGCCAGACAACGCGCCAGTTCCGCGAAGGATTGATTTATCGATGGCACGTGCCAAACGACGAGTTGCTGCAGCGCGCAAGAAGTCGAGGAGTGGAAGAACTGTATCTTCTTCTTCGTCTTTTGCGAGGTGAGTTGAAGCCATAAATTTATGTGGTGTAAACTCAACTGCGCTGATGGTGTTCTGGTTTGATGCAGGAACACGAGTTGCTTCTGCAATACCAGTTGCGAATGTGCCAGAAGCAAACATTGCAACATCACCGTCAGTATCTTCGTCAGCTACTGGTACGCGGAAAGTCTTAGCATCCACTGCCATACGCTGGAACATAGGTGCAACTACAAGCTGCTGTTCCATCTCGGTATAGATGTTCTGTGAGAAGTTGCTCAAGAACTGGTCTACAGATGTGACTGCTTTAACTTTTTGACCTAGTTTGGTATCAAATGGGTCACGACGATTTAGCAACTTTGAAAGAATAACAGCGTTAGCCATTTCTTTTTCAGAGAACTGAGCTGCATTGCGTGACTGCTCTTGGAATTGCATCTTTGAGCGTTGAAGAGTTGCGACCTCTTCTTTATATTTTTCCATCTGAGCTTTAAGTTCTGCGACTTGCTCAGGTTCGCGAGGTGTGTTAGCAATTTCTGCATCACCCTTCACGAGAGTTTGTTGGTCTTGTGCGTCTGACTCTTTTACGATAGCTTCACCGGTAGCTTTAACCAGCTCTGCAACTTGAGGCTCAGACACTTGAGCACGTGGTGCTTCTTTTTGTGTCTCGATTGCTACTTCTTTTTTAGCAGCTTCGAGATCAATTGTATCTACGACTTGATCAGCCATGTTGTCTTTCTCCTTTGTAGAAATGTTGTGAAGCTCTTCAGTCAGACTTTCGTTAGAATCTTCTTCTTCACTTGTTTGAGTTTTCTCGACTTGTGAAAGTTCATCTGCGTTCACATTAAGAACATTATCACAGTCATTTCCGTCAGCGTCAATCTCTAAAAACTTAAAGATTGGGCTTTGCTCTGTTGCGATATTTGCAACTTTATACATTTTTTGTTGGTAATTAACTAGATCACCATTTTGAAGTTCGCTTGCGTCTGTAGAAAGCAAGTTAACAAACGGGATAGATTCATTAGGATCACGTGCTATAAACACTTCCTCTTCATCATCCTTTTCCATTTCGTCTTCAATAGCTTCCTCGGCTTCAGCTTTGACTTCAACATCATCAGTTTCAGCTTTTTCTTCAACTGCTTCGTCATCGTCTTTTGTTTCAATGACTTCTTCAGTCTCTGTTTTCACTTCAACCTCCATTTCAGCTGTTTCTTCGACAGCTTCTTCAGATTTTGAGTTACTCATTGCTTCCTCCTCGGTTGGAGACATTGGACGCTCGTTTACAACCTCGCCCTCCTCCATATTATGAATTGGAACACCCATCATTGTAATATCATGTGTGTGGCCTTCGGCCTCTAGCACGACACCTCCAATGATTTTGTGAGCATGGTTTGCCATATGCGATGCGTATGTGGTTACACCATTGCCAGCATCATCCATTTCCACGGTATGATAATGACCTTCGCTCACGTCAGTAATTCCAGCTTTAATTTTACGCATCATCTTGATTTCGTTTTCGTCAGCCTCTTTAAGAGACTTTTTAAACTCGTTAAATTCATCATCTGAATCGAATGATTTACGAATTGAAAATAGTGAATCTTGGTTACATGGAACAGACACAACAGAAATTTCTAGAAGTTCAACATCAGTAATCATCATTGAATCATCTTCTCTATTATATTTTCCATCCTTAACACGAAAACCTACACTAAAACTCTTCAAAGCACCGTCACGAATCAGGGTTTGTACACCATGAGTCTTTTCAGCTGCTTCGCTAACTGCACCTTCGACAAAGATACCTTTTTTATCGACCGTAATTTTATCAATACGACCGATAGGACAATCATGTTTATGTTGAAATAACATAACAGGATTTTTTCTAAAGTTCTCAACACCTTTTGCCCAGGCTTCTGCGGTAACAATATCTCCAGCACGATCTTTTGCTGTTGTATTCGCATAACCTGCAATTTTGAGAGCTTTACTTCCCTTTTTTACGCTCTTTGTTTCGAAAGCACTATTTAGATAAAATGTCTTATTCATCAGTTACTTCCTCGTTTTCTGATTCCCCTTCAGGGGGTCTTCCACCTTGAGTAGCATCAGTTGCACTACCTGTGATGTTTTGTGGTACTCTTATACTATCATTTCCTTCCAATTTTGGAAATCTTAATCCTTCACGAGCTTCATTTGGGGTTATAATTCCAGTGTTTACCAGAGTAGAGTAGTAAACTGCTTGTGTTCTGTTATCTGGTTGCAAGGCTGGAACGGATAATCTATCTGGTCGTATAGTAACACCACCGTTAAAGAAGTGTTCAAAAGCTGAACAAAATTGATTTAAAATAGGTAAGATAGTATGTAGGTAAAAAAGTTTCTGATTGGCGTCAATATTAGCATTATTACCTGATTTAAGGAGAACATAAGGAACTCCTATAGCCTTTGCCATGTCTTGTTGAATACGTTCAATAGAGTTTTCAAAATCTAATTGATCAAAGTTTACTGTAGAGAACTTATCAATTTTTAACCCTCCGTCTAAGATGGCAGGATTTCTTGCTCCGTCAAAGATGGTAGTGTAAGTAGAACGCCACGCCTCTAAAAGTCTTTGTTTAACTCTTTGAGATAAAATGTTGTCAGTAGTTAGTACAAATCCAGGAAGCGCGTTATTTTTGAAAAATTGGCGCTGAAATTTAATCATATAATAATAAACTTCCATCAAGCCTAGAATAGATTTTAATTTTGATACACCTCTAAAGATAGAATTTTCATTTTCAGAGTATATATGAATAATTTCATGCGGTTCAAAACGAATAGCCTCTGATTTACGAGTGGTTTTTCCAGCACCAAATCCATAAAAGTCATTAGCCTGTTGATTGTGGACTAGGTAGTTATAGTGTGATACAAATGTTTGTGCATCAGGAACTACTTCTACGTCATTGGCAGGTAGTAAAAATAAATCTTGTCCGTCGTAATAAAAGAATGCATTTCCGTCAAGCATGTAATCCAATAAAGCGCGTCTAAACATACGAACCCTGTCCTCAAAAGGATTTGGTTTGTGGTTTAACATTCTATTTACTTTTTTAGCAGGAGAGTTGCCTTCTACAATAAGAGGAATCTCTACACAACCATTAATAACCATCTCAACTGATCGATGAACTACTTCAATTTCGCGATAAGCCTGTTCATAGTCTACAATAGTTTCCGGGGAAGCATAAGGCTCAAGAGAAGCTATAGAAGGTTGTGCTGGATTAAGTTTTTCTGCCATCCAACCTCTAAGGCCTAGTTTTTTTTTTTGTGCCATTTTTTTTCCTTTGAATATCTAACCAATTTTTTATTTTTGGAGTCTAGATGGTTAGAATATGTTTGTCCGTATATATTGTGTAGTTGTTTATGATGCTTTGAGCATAGTGTATATAAATTTTTATGACTCAAATCATCTTCACAATC